GTGTTTATGGACGTTATTAGACCTGCTATAACTGATGTGCAAGTTTATTATAAGGTAGTTTCTGCGGATGATGTAGAAACAATTTCAGCAAAAAGATGGCGTCGCATGGGCAAAGTAAATGATGTGTCGTCTAAAGATGGAAGAACATTGATTGGTTTAGAATTCAGACCATCATTGGTTGAAAATAGAATTTCCTATGTTGAAAATGGAAAAAATTATCCTGTTGGTGGTGTATTTAAATCATTTCAAATAAAGGTTTGTTTAATGACTGCAGATCCATCAGTTGTTCCAAAAATTAAAAACCTTCGTATAACTGCAGTTCCTGAGGGTTGATTATGAACGATCGTGCAAAAATTAAAGAAAAGCCAACTCTTATAAAAGATTTAAATAATTTTGCTATTTTAAATACTGATAAAGCTGTTGTGGCTCAACATAGATTAAAAATGGCTGAGCTGGAAAGAAAAAAGAAGATGGAAACAGAAATAAATAACTTAAAGTCAGAAGTTTCCGAAATAAAAAATATGCTCGGCGATGTTTTAAAAGCCGTGAGCCGCGAGAAGTAATAAATGGCAAATTCAACAAATGTTGCAATAATTTCGACAGCAAATACATTTGATCAATGGCGCATTCGCGATAATTTACAAGCGAATGACGTAAATGAAATTGCGCGCGGAAATTTTACAAAACCAACTGGTAATGTTATTATTACAGATGGTTTCTTGCTGCTAGATAAAGCAACTGGAACAACATTAACTGTAGATGCGAATGCTCGAGTCAGTGGATTAATGTCTGTTGACTCAGTCGAAACTGATGATGATGGATATATTTTAGTTCAATCTGGTAATGTTGCAATGAGTAATCGCGCTTCTGGCGCATTATTTCAAGCAAACATTAATGTCAAGTTTGATTCAGCCAATGTTGTTTTCTCAAATTCAAATGTGCATTTTACTAATAGCAGTCAAAATGCTATTTTAAATATCAAACCAAATACAATCTTTCAGACGAATGTCAATGTAGATGGTGTGTTGTATGTTGCAACATCAGCAAATTTATTCATTGCAAATATTACCAATGTACATGCATCAAATATTCGTATAGACAGTGATCCGACTTATTATATTCAGAATGGTAATAGTGTATTCAATGATGTGCAGGTTAGAGGAAATCTAACTGTTCTTGGATCATCGGTTAACGACAGCGACACTCTAGTTTTACGACAAAACGTTGCTAGTGATGGCGATGGCATCTTCAGAATAAAGCGTGGATCTTCTGGTAAAGGTAATGCAGAACTTAAATTTATTGCAGCTTCTGAAGTTTGGCAAGCAACAGCGAATGCCAATGGATCCCCAACACATGTAACAATATTAACCACGCAAAATGTTACAGATTCAGTTGTATCAACAAGTACAGTAAATGCAGCTGCTCCTAATTCTGTAAAAACAGCATATGATCAAGCCACTAATGCACGAGACCAAGCAAACACTGCTCGCGATCAAGCGAATACAGCTCGCGATCAAGCCAACACGGCTCGTGATACTGCCAATGGCGCGTATGGACAAGCGAATGGAGCATACACGCAGGCTAATGGCGCTTATGCGCAAGCCAACGGAGCATATGGACAAGCCAATGGCGCTTATGCACACGCCAACGTCGTATACGCGCAAGCAAATGCAGCATACGATCAAGCAAATGGTGCATATGGACAGGCTAATGGCGCTTATGCGCAAGCCAACGGTGCTTATGCACAAGCGAACAATGCTGCTAATACGGTTGCAACTTTTGCTAATGGCACGCTAGTTTTGGCTGCTAGCAATTTGAACTTTAATAACACAGCCAGCATTGATATTACTATCACAGCGAATGGTGTAACTCAAACAAATGTTGAGTTTTCTTTGAATCCGACTTCGGCTGTTCCGCATTATCTAGTCAATTTCGCATTAGAAAATTTAGACATAACTTAAACTGAAAACCATGCGATATATAAATAAGAAGTATTTTGAATTTAATTTGTAATTATCAATCTCTAGAGGAATTTCTAATATGGCAACAGCAGCACAATATGCAGCAGTACCAAGAACAGCAATACAAGTATTAGGTTCTGCAAACGCAAACAGAAACGGAACTGGCGTTGTAAACATTGTATTCACGGCAAACGCTACCTCAGGCTCGCGTATTGACGATATCTTTGTAAATGCAACGGGAACAACCACTGCAGGCGTTATCAGACTTTATGTGTCTGATGGCACAAATATTAATCTTTGGCAAGAAACTCTTGTTACTGCAACTACACCAAGCACCACAGTGCAAACTTTTAATTTCTCGTTAATTAACCAAGGTCTTATTCTTGCTCCAGGATGGTCTTTGCGCGCTAGTACAAATGCCGCAGAAACATTCCATGTTGTTGTAACTCGTGCAGGAGATTTCTAATGAATAACGGTGGTTTTCTAGGATTTGGAAAAGGTGCGCCAAATCTCGCTACTCCAATTGCACGATACATTCAGTCACCTGTTTATTATTCGTCCATAACAATTAAAGCTCCACCAGGCACAAAACAAATTCATGCTTGGCTAGTTGGTGGTGGTGGTGGTACTGGATCAAATCATAAAACAGCCACTCAGATGCCTCAGTATCATCAAGATCATCAAGAAGGTTTTTCAACACCAGGTGGTGGTGGATTTGGTGGTGCAGCATGTTTTGATCTTCCAGTTACAACTGATCCGATCGTAGTAACTATAGGTGCTGGTGGTGCTGGTGCTGTAGGTGGCACTTCATCTATTACAATTGGTGGTATGGTTTATGCACAAATAGGTGGTGGTGCACCTGGTAATCACGGTGATAGGGGTTATTTCGGTGGTGGTGGAGGTGGTGGTATTTTTCAAGGGAGTAATACCCATAGAGCAGAATATCAGCAGACGTCAGGAAGCACACATTTCGGTTATGGTACCGCTGGCGGCGAACCACCATACAGTAACAGAGGTGGTCCTCGAGTACTTTCTTGGTTGTATCCAGAAGGTCAGCGCGATCCAGGCACGAGTCCGTCGCACGTCCCTGGGATGCCTTTCTTTTTAAGTGGTGGTGCACATTTGCAAGGCGGAACTCAAGCGAATCCGTCTCACGCACCAGGACATCATCAATCAGCGATTACCCATATAGGGATTCCATTATTGCCTGTCCCAATAGGTTCGGCTGTCAAAGCATTAGATAATCGAAGTCAACAGCAAGCATCTCCGAATGAACATACATCTAATTCTACCGCAGCAGGCAGAAATGGATGGTTTGGTGCTGGTGGCTTTGGTGCCAGCGCAGGTACACAAGCAACTCCATTAGGATATGGCGCAGGTGGTGGCGCTGGTAGTCACTCGACAGGTGGAGCAGGCAATCATGGTGGCGGTGGTGGCGGTCCAGGTAATAATTACAATCACGCTACCTTTAATCCTTTTGGCGGAGTTGGTGCAGGTGGATCTTTCCCATCTACTCCTCATCTTTGGGGATTAAGAACTGGTCAAGCAAGTGGTTCTGGTGGTGCTGGATTGTTTACTAATAGCACTACTCAAAACGGCGGCGCGGGTGGTGGTGGTGCAGGAGGTCAAAATCAAACTCAAGGATCTCAGCAACAACACAGTAATACAGATCACTGGGCTGGGCAAGCACAACAACATAGTCATACTGGTGGCGGCATCACTCAGGGTACGCCAACTGGTGGCGGTGGCTGCGCCGTGTTCCGTTTTTACATCTAATTTCGATTTTAATCCAGGTAAATAAAATGTCTAAAAGATTTGCGATTATAGAAGAAAATTTGGTTGTAAATGTTGTTTTGGCTGATGATGATTCACTCGCTAAAGAAAATGAAACTTGGGTAGACATCACAGAATATATTTCTCACATACCAGCAATAGGATGGTCTTATACTAATAATAAGTTTTGCAAATCTCCTTCAGCTCTAGCTCTTAGAGAAGATAGTGTGACTTACAAAATTAAAACAAGTCCTCTTTTAGAAAATCAAACTCTTTCTTTTGGGGATTGGATTTATCAAGGAAATAGTTATGACAAATTCGTATTTTCTGGATTTGTAAAATCATATGATGCAAATACAAGGTTTTTACTTTATTATGATAAAGAGGGGTCCATAAATCCGAATGTTGCAATCTCAACCGTTAATTTTGATTTTACGTTGGAGACATTTCTAGCACGTCCTGGAATAAATCCATATTCCTTTAATTCGCCCGCACAACTTGCAGGTGTGGTGGCAAATACAAATCAAGTTCTTACTTTTGAAAAACCATGGTACCCAGCACCCATAAAAATACCAGCGATCATTACAAAATTAGGATTTCGTATGAGAATGACTAATTTGGAATATGCTGGCATACTAGAATCAGCAAAAACTGACTCTTTAGTTCAAGCATGGGTAGAAACTTTTAATATGATGACTATTTTAGATTTAGAAAACACTAATGTCAAAAGCGATATGGAGATGTTGGTTGAAAAGGGATTAATTACTCCAGATAGATCACTAGTGATCTTAAATAAACAAATCCAACCAAACGAAATGCCATAATTTATCATAAGTAAAAACACCAAGTATTGCTTATGACTAAATATTCAAAACGCTGTGTTTTGAGGAATTTAAATGGCGAATCAAGTAGAATTGTATTGCGATCAAGGCACAGATTTTTCGTATGCAATAGATTTAAGCAACGATGATAACTCGCCTATCAACGTTGCACTTTACACATTTTCTTCTTCAATTCGAAAGTCCTTTTATTCTTCTGGTGTAACTGCCAATTTAACTATTACAGTTTTAGATTCTGCGAATGGTAATGTACAAATTTCTATGAATGCTGCCACAACGGCTAATATAAAAGCTGGCAGATATCTCTATGACGTGAAAATGAAAACTAATAACAATGTTACGTCTAGAGTTATAGAGGGTATTATTACAGTTTATCCGCAGATTACTAAATGAAGATAACAGTTGGATCAACAAGTAATCTAGTATTTCAACCAGCAACTGATCGCGGCAAATCAGCCAAGATAACAATCAGCAGTGGTGGCGGTGGTGATGCTGGATCAGCTTACGGTCAAGCCAATGCCGCCAGAGGACAAGCAAACAGTGCTTATTCTCAAGCAAATGGCGCCTATAATGTAGCCAATGCTGCTTATAATGCAGCAAATAATGCGCAAGTAACAGTATACGCAAACAGTGCATCTGGCGTTACAACACAAAATATTAATTTTGTTAATACTTCAACGATAACAGTTGAAGTTTCTTCTAGCGGATCTAATGCCAACGTAGCATTTACTGCAGTTAGTGGCGCTGCTTATGATCAAGCAAACGCCGCGAGAGGACAGGCAAATAGCGCTCGCACAACTGCTAATGGTGCATACAATCAAGCCAATGGAGCCTATGCTCAGGCTAATGACGCTTACGCACAAGCAAACAATGCATATGATGCTGCAAATAATCGTGTATTGAGAGCTGGCGATACAATGACTGGCAATCTGACCATGTCAGGCGCCACAATCAATGCTGCCACTGCAAATATTAGCACCATTGTCACTGGAAATACACTACTATTATCAACAGGTATTGGATCTAATAGTGATGTAACGATAAATGCGAATGGTAATTATACTTGGACGTTTAGAGCCAATGGGTTGTTAGACTTGCCAGGTAATATCACGAATTTCACAGCATGCAGTGCAATTAATTTTGTTGCGGACAGTTCTGGTGATGGTTATGAATATTCAACAATTGAAATTCGACCAGACAGCGGTGCAACATTAGATCAATATCTAATTATTGATCCGACTGCACCAAATCATATTCACATTCGTGCTGGTGGGCAACAAGATAATTCAAATGCTGAATTATATATTGGTGGCGAGAATAGTTATTTTAAAGTTGATGATGGCGAAAATCCATCAATATCGATTGCTTCGAATAATTATTTTTGGACATTTGATACTGATGGAAAATTAACTATACCTGGCGACATTATTCCAAGTCAAAATTTAACATGGAATCTTGGTTCACCAACAAATAAATTTAACGATTTGTATATTGGTGGTAACACAGTATATATTGGCGAGGCGATACTTTCTACAAATGGCGACACTGTTACAACCAACACTTTCATTGCAGAACTAGCCTTTGAAAGTGGTGGATTAAATGTTCTAACTCAAGCAAATACTGCTCGCGATCAAGCCAACAACGCTTATGGCGTTTCAAATGCCGCTTATGGACAAGCAAATGCAGCATATGCTGAAGCAAATACGAAACTTCCATTAGTTGGTGGTACAATTTCAGGTGACTTGATTGTTTCTGGCAATCTTGTAGTATCTGGAAATAGTACAACACTCAACACTGAAATTCTCATTGTTGAAGACGCAGACATTGTTCTTCTATCAAATGTAACATCAACACCTGCATTGAATGCTGGCTTGATAATTAATCGCGGCACTTCTCCAAATACATTCTTAAGATGGGCTGAAGATGTTGATAAATGGGGTTGGTCGGATGATGGCTCAACCTTCTACTCATTTGATACTTCTCTTAACGCATATGCTCAAGCCAACAATGCCAGAGATCAAGCGAATACTGCTAGAACACAGGCTAACACTGCATACGGACAAGCGAACGATGCTTATGGACAGGCTAATACAGCGCGCAATCAAGCAAATACTGCCTATGGACAAGCCAACGCAGCGTATGGGCAAGCCAACGCAGCGTATGGGCAAGCCAACGCAGCGTATGGGCAAGCAAATAGTGCTCGCGATCAAGCCAACACTGCAAGAACAACTGCCAATGATGCATATAATACAGCAAATACGAAGGTAAGTAAATCTGGCGATACAATGACTGGTGATCTAACGATCAATACAGTACTGTATGCAAATCAAGCCAATATCACAACAACATTGAATGTTGGTACATCAATTGTCATAGGAACAGGTGGAGCTGCTGGTGATATCACTGGCGCGAATGCTATTTTCGCAGAATCATTCTTCACAAATGATGGAATCAATCTAGCAACTTCAGCAGCAACCAGCACAGCTGCATACGTTCAAGCAAATAATGCGCGCGATCAAGCAAACACTGCTCGTGGCACTGCCAATGATGCTTATGGACAGGCTAACACTGCTAGAGATCAAGCGAATACTGCTAGAACTACTGCAAATGATTCGTATGCTCAAGCAAACACCGCTAGAGATCAAGCGAATACATCACGTGATCAAGCGAATACTGCTCGCGACCAAGCCAACACTGCTCGCGACCAAGCCAACACTGCTAGAGATCAAGCGAATACTGCAAGAACACAAGCGAATACAGCGCGGAATCAAGCAAATACTGCATATGAAAGTGCTAATACTAAATCAGAATCGCCAGCCGTAACTTATTATGTTCAAGCATATGCACCAAATCCTGGCGGCAGTTCAACTTATTATTTTAGATTTCGTTATCCTAACGGAACAGGCGACAATACTATTAGTGGAGATTTGTTGTATGGCTATAATGATGAGACTGGTGTTGGTGAAGACGAAGATAGTCCAACAATTGTCTTGCATCCTGGCACAACAGTTAAATTTGTTTTAAGTGATTTGAATCCAGACACTGGCGCTGGATTACAAGTTTTTGCTGTTCAAACATTTATAGCTGGAGTATATTCTCATGTAACATCAGGAATATATCATATAGCCACAAATGGTAACATAACAACAGGTAAAGGTTTCGCTGATTCTGGTACTATTGTTTGGACAATTCCACAAAATGTGCCTGGCACAACACAATATATCTATCGAAGTCCATCCAATAATGATGGTGTTCAAGGACAATTCCGAATAGCAACATATGCTGCTCCTGCATCTTTACAAGCCAATACTGCTCGCGATCAAGCGAACACAGCAAGAACTCAAGCAAACACTGCTCGCGATACTAGTAACAATTCATATGTGCAAGCAAACAGCGCTTATGATCAGGCGAATACTGCTCGCAATACTGCAAACAATGCCTATGTTCAAGCGAATGGTGCGTATGCACAAGCAAATAATGCAGCAAATACTGCAAGAGTTTCAGCGAACAGTGGATCAACACTAGACGCAAAACATCTTAATTTCATTAATTCAGCAAGTGTGTTTGTTTCTGTTACTCCTTCTGGAGACGGAACTAATGCGAATATTTCATTTATAACTTCTGGTGCGTCAATTGGCGATGCTTATGTTCAAGCCAACGCAGCAAGAGATCAGGCGAACACTGCACGTGAACAAGCGAATACAGCAAGAACGCAAGCCAATACTGCTCGCGACACTGGCAATAATGCATATGCTCAAGCGAATTCTGATTATATGTCAGCTGAAGCATATAGTATTACTGTTACTGAACCAAACCCCGTAGGATTTGTATTCAGAACATTTGAAGATGGCGGCTCCAGTGGTGCCGTATACACTGCCTGGGATAGTCCCGCGACGCAAGCAAATCCAAGTCTATGGCTTCGACCTGGCAGCACTATTGCATTTAGATTAGTTGATTTGGTATCTCCATTAAACGGACCTCAAGGTTTTGCACTTTATTCTGATTCTTATACCAGCCTAGTATCTTCTGGATTAACTCATGTCGCGCTTGACGGTACACTAAGTGTTGGTACAAGTGCACAAAACAAACAAACTGGCACGTTATACTGGACAATACCATCATCAGCTGCTGGTTCAACTTATTATTATGGATCCAATCAGGGGAACGGAAACCTTTATCGTGGACAATTCTATGTAGATTATTATGCTGCTAGTGTACGAAATCTAGCAATGGATGCATTTAATCAAGCAAACACTGCTCGCGACCAAGCGAACACTGCAAGAACACAAGCAAATAATTCGTACCTTCAAGCAAATACCGCTCGAGATCAAGCGAACACTGCCAGAGATCAAGCGAATACTGCTCGTGGTCAAGCAAATAACGCTTACGCCGAAGCCAATCTTAAATTAAATCTAACTGGCGGTACGATAAATGGATCGTTAAATATTTCTGGTAACTTATTTGTTACTGGCAATACGACATTTATTAATACATCAACGTATACAGTTGATGATCCACTAATTTATCTAGCTGCAAATAATATACTCACTGATATTGTTGATATTGGATTTGTCGGCGCTAAAAACTCAGGCTCATCAGTAACGCATACTGGTTTCGCGCGCGATGCTGGTGACGGAATATGGTATTTGTTTGATAACCTAGCAAATTCTGGTCATGAGAATAATGTGATCGACTTTGCGAATACTTCACTCGCAACTCTTCGAGCAAATATTGATGCAAATAGTATCACTCTTGTGAGTAATACTGTTGCTACACATGCTAATTTAATTTTTGCATTTAATCAAGCAAACACTGCGCGTGATACAGCAAATAATTCTTATGCTCAAGCAAATGTAGCACGCGATACTGCGAATGGTGCCTATGTGCAAGCAAATGGTGCTTATGCTCAGGCAAATGGTGCGTACAATCAGGCGAATGGTGCTTATGCTCAGGCGAATGGTGCTTATGCTCAGGCGAATGGTGCTTATAATCAGGCGAATGGTGCTTATGCTCAGGCGAATGGTGCATATAATCAAGCCAATAATTCTGCGAACACGGTTCGTGTTTATGCAAACAGCGCTGGTGAACTTTCAAATAAATTCCTAAACTTCATCAATACTGCAAGTATTCAAGTCGATGTCAGTAGCGTTGATGGAAATGCAAATATAGCCTTTAATACGACTGGTGCTGCAGTTGCTGACGCTTATGCTCAAGCAAACATAGCACGCAATACCTCTAATAGTGCATATGCTCAAGCAAATAACGCATATAATGCAGCTAATAATGCAACGGTAAGAGTCTCAGCCAATTCAGGATCCATAACTGTAACACCTAATATCAATTTCATCAATACATCAACTGTTTCCGTTTCTGTTGTATCTGGCGATAATGGTAATGCAAATGTTTCGTTAATATCTTCTGGATCGCAACAGTTTACATATGATACAACAACTACCTCTGCCGAAACAGTTGACAGTTGGTCAGCTTCGACTTATAGAAGTGGTAGATATCAAATGCAAGTGGAAAACCTATTTGGGTTTTTGGCACTTGAAATTATGCTGTTACATGATGGGGCAACGACAAATTTGGTCAAATATGCTGAAACAACTATTGGTAGTGGTGTTGGTACATTCTCTTCAGATATTAGCAGTGGATTGGTCAGACTTCGATTTACACCGAATGATCCAACTTCACAATTAACTTACTATAAATCATTGTTAACCAGTAGAATATCATCAGACGCGTTGCCAATCGATTTAATGACTGGATCAATAGTATTTGATTTAATGAACAGCTTCTCACTATCCCCATCAGACTTAAATGCATAATTGAAAATAATAAATAAAGGTACTTCATAGAGAGATCTTAAATGGCAACAACATTACAATTCCGAAGATACGATACGGCAAATATCGCTAATTTAACTGGTGCGGTTGGCGAAATCTTTATTGACATGGATAAAGATACCGTCGTTGTACAAGATGGATCTACGGCAGGCGGCTTTCCGTTAGCCAGAGAAGGTGCTTACATACAAGCGAATAATGCACGAGATCAAGCCAATACAGCTCGTGATCAAGCAAATACATCACGCGATCAAGCAAATACTGCTCGCAACCAAGCCAACAATGCTTATGCAGAAGCCAATCTAAAAGTTAATTTAACTGGTGGAACAATCAGTGGTAATTTAGTAATCACTGGCAATTTAGAAGTTCTCGGAAATAGTACAACTCTTAATGTTGAAACATTATCAGTTGAAGACAATGAAATTATTCTTAATTCAAACGTAACTGGTTCTCCAACTTTAAATGCCTATATTTCTATCAATCGTGGAACAGATCCAAATGCAAATCTAGTTTGGGATGAAGACACAAATCAATGGAAATGGAATGATGGTGATGGAGTATTTTATGCGCTAGACTCATCACTAGATGCATATGCTCAAGCAAACACTGCTAGAGATACAGCTAACGGTGCTTATGCGCAAGCCAACGGTGCTTATGGTCAAGCGAACGGTGCATATTCTCAAGCCAACGGAGCCTATGCTCAGGCTAATGGCGCATATGCTCAAGCAAATAGTGCAAGAGATGTAGCCAACGGAGCATACGCCCAAGCCAATGGTGCATATAGTCAAGCCAATACTTCTGCAAACACGGCTCGTGTTTATGCAAACAGTGCTGGTGAGTTGTCGAATAAGTTCCTAAACTTCGTAAATACAGCAAGTATTCAAGTCAGTGTTTTCGATAATGCTGATGGTAATGCAAATATCTCCTTTAGTACGACTGGCGCTGCTGTTGCTGATGCTTATGCACAAGCCAACGCTGGTTATGCTCAAGCAAACACTGCTAGAGATACAGCTAACGGTGCTTATGCGCAAGCCAACGGTGCTTATGCACAGGCTAACGGTGCTTACACCCAAGCCAATGGAGCCTATGCTCAAGCAAATGGTGCTTATGCCCAGGCAAATGGAGCCTATGCTCAGGCAAACTTAAAAGTTTCTCTTGCTGGTGATACGATGACAGGCAACTTAAATGTTGCTGCTAGTTTGATAACTCAAAATATTGAGCCTAATTTAAATGTCACATATGATATTGGTACTCCAACTAAACGATTTAAAGATCTGTATCTAAGTAACAGCACAATTTATCTTGGTGAAACAGCACTATCTGCTTCTGGCGATGAGGTGCGCGCCAATGTATTCAATGCTGCTGTGTCAGTATTAGTAAGTGGTGTCAATGTTCTTGATACTGCCAACGGTGCATACGCTCAGGCAAATGGTGCTTATGGACAAGCAAATGGCGCATACGGACAGGCTAATGGAGCGTACTCCCAAGCCAACGGAGCATATGCTCAAGCCAATAGTGCCAGAGATGTTGCTAATGGAGCCTATGCTCAAGCCAATGGTGCTTATGGACAAGCCAATGGAGCCTACGCTCAAGCAAATGGTGCCTATGCGCAGGCTAATGGTGCTTATGCTCATGCTAATGTTGTATATGCACAAGCAAATGCAGCGTATGACACTGCTAATCTTAAACTGAGCGCCAGCGGCGGATCTATAAATGGTGATTTGACAATCACAGGAAATTTATTTGTAACAGGATCTAACACATTACTTAATGTCAGTAATTTGTCTGTAAATGATTCTATCATTTTCTTAGCAAATGGACAGGTTGGTGATGCGTTTGATATAGGATTCGTTGGTCACTTTGATCGCGGCGCAACACCAACTCACGCTGGTTTGATTCGTAAATCAACAGACAATCAATTTTATCTTTTCGATAATTATGAAGTAGAACCTACAAATAATATTATCGACATCAATGGAAATAATTTTAGAACTGGTAACTTAAAACTTAACACAATAAATGCTGTTACGTTTGTCACCAATGCAGGATTAAATGTCACTGATCAAGCCAACTCCGCCAGAGATCAAGCAAACACCGCTAGAGGACAAGCAAACAATGCATATGCTGAAGCCAACCTCAAGGTAAATCTTTCTGGCGATACGATGACTGGTACATTGAATGTGCAGCATCTTATTCCGACTGCAAATGTTACATATGATCTTGGAACGTCTACAAAACGATTTAAAGATTTGTATCTCAGTGGGTCGACAATTTATATCGGTGAAACAATATTGTCTACCTCTGGCGATGAGATGCGCGCAAATACATTCAATGCCGCTGTTTCATTCTTAAGTGCAGGTTTAAATGTTCTTGATCAAGCCAACTCTGCTCGCGATACAGCAAATGGTGCTTATGCACAAGCCAACGGAGCCTATGCGCAAGCGAATGGTGCTTATGCTCATGCGAACATTGTTTATGCTCAAGCAAATGCTGCATATGCTCAAGCGAATGCAGATTATCAACCAGCCGTCACTCGCCTTGATGTAACAAACAATGGCGCGACAGCATATCGTTTTGATCAATATGGCGCAGCAACTGATGATCCAACACTCTATGTTCGTGCTGGTGAAACTATTGCATTTAATCTAAACAATGCTGGTCACCCATTTGCGATTCGTGTCTCAAACGGTGGTTCGAACTACGACACTGGATTGACGCACGTTGCAACTGATGGCACAGTAAGCACTGGTTCCTCTGCTCAAGGTAAGGTTTCTGGAACACTTTACTGGAAAGTTCCATATACACTTGGCGGAAGCACTTATGTTTACCAGTGCACTGTGCATAGTGGTATGGTCGGCAACATTGTGATTGAGCCAGATTCAACAGTAATCTACGTTCAAGCCAATGCTGCATATGCTCAAGCCAACGGCGCATACGGACAGGCTAATGGCGCATATGCTCAGGCTAATGGTGCTTATGCACAAGCCAACGGAGCCTATGCGCAAGCGAATGGTGCTTATGCTCATGCGAACATTGTTTATGCTCATGCGAATAATTCATATGATCAAGCAAATACTGCAAGAGATACTGCGAATGGTGCTTATGCTCAAGCAAATGGTGCATATGCGCAGGCGAACGGCGCATATGCACAAGCGAACGGCGCTTATGCTCAGGCGAACGGCGCTTATGGTCAAGCAAATTCTGCTGCAAATACTGTTCGAGTTTCAGCTAATGGTGAATCAACATTAGATGCAAAACAACTAAATTTTGTAAACACAACTTCTATTCAAGTTATTGTTGCTTCTGCAGCTGATGGCACAAATGCTAATATCTCGTTTACAACAGGTACTGCTTCGGTTGGTGACGCTTATGCTCAAGCGAATGCAGCATTCGCTAAAGCGAATACTGCGGGTGGTGGTGGATCTGATGGGTTTATACTCCATATTTTTGGTATAACATAATAAATAATATTATTCTTTTATTTTTGAGATAAAAAAATGGGAATCCCAACAACACGCACAGAACTTAAAGATTATTGCCTTCGTCGTTTGGGATTTCCAGTTATTGACATTAATGTTGATGACGACCAATTAGATGATCGCATTGATGATGCATTAAACAAATATCGCGAGTTTCATTACGATGGAACTGAAGATTGTTATCTTGCGCATAAAGTAACTACATCAGATCAAACAAATCGTTACATTAGACTCTCTGATAATATAATTGGCATTTCAAGAGTAATGCCAATCACTGGTGCTAGCATCAGTTCACAAGGAACATCTGGATTTAATATTTTTGACATTAATTATCAAATTAGACTTAACGATTTTTATAATTTATTAGCAAGTTCTTACACATATTATTATATTGCCAGACAACATTTATCAATGTTAGATATGATCGTAACTGGTGAAATCCCATTTAATTTTAATAAAAAAACTAAACGTCTTGATATCTATATGGATTGGGATTCAAGAGTAAATCCAAACGATTATATTGTTTTTCAAGGATTTAGAATTGTTGATCCGGAAGTTTATGATAAAATTTATTCTGATCAATGGTTAAAAGAATATACCACTGCATTATTTAAAATGCAGTGGGGTTCTAATTTAACAAAATATGCAAACTACACACTTCCTGGTGGTCTAGTTGTAAATGGTGAAAAGATTTATAATGATGCAATTCTAGAAATTGAAAAACTAGAAGAAAAATTAAGAGACATGTACGAGTCGCCTGCATCTATGTTTGTTGGATAATTAAATGGCGACAAGCGTATATTTTAACTATCAGGATGCATCAAGAGAACAATTCCTTATTGAAGATATGGTGATTGAATCAATCAAAAATCACGGCATTGACATTTACTACATTCCGCGCGATTCTCAGTCAGAACTTGATGAGTTATTTGGTGACGATCCAGTTAAATCATACACGAGTGCATACAAAATGGAAGTTTATCTTGAAACCTTTGACAACTTTAAAGGTAATCAAGAATTTTTCAGTAAGTTTGGTTTACAAATAGAAAAGGGTGTTGAGTTAGCATTAGCACGACGCACCTTTGAAAGATATATTCCGTATACAACAAGAAACACACCAAAAGAAGGCGATTTAATTTATCTATCAGTTCAAGAAAAATTAATGGAAATAAAAAATGTCGAAGAAGAAAAGAACTTCTTTCAGGCTGGTAAAGTAGCAGCATACATGTATGGACTCTCATGCGAGACGTTTAAATACAATGGTGAAATTCTTACAACTGGTGTTCCATCTATAGATGAGGTTGCTGATCAAAATGCATTTAGTATTGAGTTTACAATGCAAGCTGGCGGAACCTCTACATATATAGATGGTGAAATAGTTTATCAAGGTGCTTCGCTTGCTGCTTCAACAGCAAAAGCATACGTGCGTTCTTGGGATAAAACAAATCTTAAATTAGTTTTAAGAAACATACGTGGAGCATTTACAGGTGCTACAGTAATAGGTGTAAGTTCAGACGCACAATGGACTTTGGTAAGTGGTAATACTCAAGAAGATGCAACTGAGCCTTATGATGATAATGTTAGAATTGAAACAGAAGCTGACAATATTCTTGATTGGTCAGAAACAAATCCATTCGGAAGTTCAGACGAGTAATTATGCTTTCTAGCACACATTTTTATCATCGTGTTACAAGAAAAATGGTCGTGGCGTTTGGCACGATGTTCAACAACATTCGCCTTGTGCGATATAATAAAGCGGGAACAACTGAACTTGAAAGAATTACTGTTCCACTTTCTTATGCACAAAAAGAAAAATTTTATTCGCGTTTACAGCAAGATCCAAATATGAATCAGGCTGTGCAAATTACATTACCGAGAATGAGTTTTGAAATGACTTCAATTACATATGATCCTGTTCGTAAAACAAGCATGTTTAATCGCAATTTTTCACCACTCAGCGATACGCTTCTTCGCAGTGTGCGAATGACGCCATATAATTTTGATTTTAGTTTGAATATCTACG